CTTACAACATCACTATGGATAGATTCTGTGACCAAGACGTTGTATACTTCCTAGACCACGATATGTGGTCAGTTGACTACTTGCGTGATTTCCAAACTGTGGACATCGCTAAAGAAGGTGACTCAGAGAAGAAGATGCTTCTAGTTGAGTACGGTCTACGTTGTGGCAACGAAGCTGCTAACGCTAAGATTAGATACACTACAGGTTAATATAACCAACTACCACCCTAGGAAACTGGGGTGGTTTACATTATGGCAATTGATACAAAAATAATATCAAATTTAGATGGAAGTCTTACAATAGCTAGTCAGCAAGATGACAAGGTAGTTAAGAAACTAGCCGAGCTAAACACAAAAGATAAGTTCCATAACAGAAGTACACAATACAAAGGTGACTCAGTAATGTCACACAAAGTGGCAAGCATACCCCTGATCGTAGTAGAACAAATGATGAGAGAAGGTATATGGGGAAACCAGGAAAGAATGAAAGTTTGGATGAACGACCCAGCCAACGCTATGTGGCGAACTACTAAAGGAAAAGTATAATGGCATTAGGTACATTTACAGAATTAAAAGATGCAATAGCAGACTGGTTAGACAGGTCAGACCTGACCGCAAGGATACCAGACTTTATTGCACTAGCAGAAGCTAGGATTAATAGGGAGTTACGCATTCGCCCTATGGAAGTAAGAAGTACAATGTATGCTACAGTAGACCAACAATACTTTAACCTACCTGGTGGTTACATTCAAATGCGTAACATACAACTAAACACAAATCCAACTACACCTCTTGAGTACATTACACCAGAGATGTTAGATAGGTTATATGGTAGCACTACAACAGGCAAGCCAAGAGCCTATACTTTGATTGGAGACGAGATTCAACTAGCACCAATACCTGACTCAGCCTACCAGATAGAAATGGCTTTCTACGAGAAATTTACAGCACTGGGTGATGGCACATCAGGTACGGTTACAAGCAACTGGCTAACTAAGAATGCACCAGACGTATTACTATATGGTGCTCTTATGGAAGCAGAGCCTTTTATTAAGAATGATGAGCGTGTACCAGTATGGCTTAATGGATACAGTAACGCAATAGACAAACTACAAAAAGCAGACCAAAGAGATAGACACTCTGGTTCTGCAATGAGAGTAAGAAACATATACTCTGGAGTTGAAGGTTAATGGCTTCTAGCACTTGGTCAGCAGACTCATCAACTTGGTCAAGTAATTCCTACATATGGAATAACAGCACATACCAAGTAACAGCAACAATGACACAGACCATATTATCTAAGAGTGGTCTAGAAGATACAGTATTCCCTAGGTCTTTGTCTATGGGCGGTAACTACGGGATGTCAGGCACAACAGCACACGTTATGCCATCAACAGCTACACTAGAAGGAACAAGTGCAGTAGCTAACAGTCAGACAGCACAGATTCCAGTTAGTGGAACTCTGGCAGGAACAAGTAACATAAAGAACAACGTAAACTTTGAAGAGAGTGGAACAATGGGTATGACAGGTTCTGCCTCAAGTGACAACACCTTCTTATGGAACGATGTAACGGAAGACACGGATACACTTTGGACAAAGATAAGTGACCCAGATGAATAATAACAGGAGTAAATAATGGCATTAGAAAATGTAAACATAGGGCTTGCTAACTATTGGAAAGTTACTTGTCTTGACAAAGACGGAAACGTCAAATGGGAAGAGAATAAAAAGAACCTTATTACTACAGTAGGTTTAAACCATATTCTAGATACACAATTTCACGCAAGTACACAGAACACAACTTGGTACATAGGACTAAAGGGAGCTGGTACTCCAGTAGCAGCAGACACTATGGCATCACACTCAAGCTGGGCAGAGCTAACTGGCTATGCTGGTAACAGAAAAGAGTGGACAGAAGGTGCAGCGTCAGGGGGTAGTATGACTAACAGTTCTAGCGTAGACTTTACAATTAACGCAACAGCTACAATTGCTGGTGCTTTTCTAAACACAGCAGCGACAGGAACAGCAGGTACACTATACGGTGTAGTTGACTTTAGTTCTTCAAGAGCAGTAATCTCTGGTGACACACTACAGGTAACGGTAACAGTAACAGCTGCTTCAGCATAAAGGAGTAGAGAATGGCTTTAGAGGATTTAACAGGTACTAAGTACATAGATGACCTCGTAGCGACTAACCCAGCAGCAGGCGATAATGTCTCTGAGGGTGATGACCATATACGAGGAATCAAGAATGTACTGAAGACTACATTCCCCAGCATTGATGGTGCAATAACTGCAACAGATACTGAGCTTAACTATGTAGATGGTGTTACCTCTGCTATTCAAACTCAGATAGATACCAAGGCAGCGACCACTGCGGTAGTGACTAAGACATCAGCCACAGGGTCAGGTGCTCTGCCAGCAGGTACAACAGCACAGAGAGATGGCTCACCTTCTGCTGGATTTATTAGATTTAATACAACAGATACGAGTGCTGAGATTTACGATGGTTCAGCTTGGACAGCAGTAGGCGGTGGTAATACTACAGACAAAGGTCTATACGAACACGCACATACCATATCAGCTAACTATAGCATCACAAGTGGCAACAACGCTATGACTGCTGGTCCGATTACAATTAACAGCGGGGTATCAGTCACAATACCTTCTTCTTCAACTTGGGTGATAGCATAATGTCAAAAATAAAACTAACTGGTCACGCTTCGGGGACAGGAGTCCTAGAAATAACTGCTCCTAATACGAGTACAGATAGAACGATTACACTACCCGATTCGACAGGCACACTAGCAACGACTGCTGATTCAGTAGGTGGGGCAAATGGTGTTGACTTTAACGATAATGTTAAAGCTAGGTTTGGTACTGGTAATGATTTAGAAATCTATCACGATGGTACGCATAGTTATATTAAAGATGTTGGTACTGGTGATTTAAGAATTAAAGGCACAGACCTTTCTCTTAGAAGCGATTCAGCAGATGAACCATACATAAACTGCACAGAAAATGGCTCGGTATCTGTCTTTCACAACAACAGTAAAAAACTAGAAACAACTGCTACTGGTGTAACTGTAACAGGTTCTGTGGATGGTGCTGATAATTTGGTTGAGGAGGTGGCTTCAGGTTCTACGGCAGCATTATCACACGATGGCACAGCATCAGCTACTGTATATGCAGTCACAGGCACACACACTACATATTTAGTTACTGCATCAGCAAATAGTTCTATAACTAATGTAGTTGCACTTGTTAGTATAGGAACTTCTACAAGCACTATGAGAATTACTAATTTAAGTGGTTCTTACAACACAACAGTAACAGGCTCAGGCTCTAATATTCAAGTAACTTGTGCATATGGCTCAAGCCTTGTTTACCAATACAGAGTAATACAATTAAGATAGGAAATAATTATTATGGCTACAAAAATTTATCCATTAAACGATACAGAATATCAAAGCATAACAGAATCTGAAAATGGAAACACATTTGAAGTTGTTACTGATATTCCTGAAGGAGCTGTTGTTTTTAGCAGTCTTGCAGATTACACAGCAAAAACTGAATACGCAAGAAAACGCAAAGCTAAATACGATGCGTTAAATCAATTTGAATTAATCAGCGATGATGCTATTAATGGCACGACCACACACAAGGATGCCATATTAGCAATTAAGTCTGAGTTTCCAAAACCATAGGAGTAACGAATGGCAATAACAATTAGTGGCGGTGGAATAACCACAAACGAAATACTAGACAACACAATTACTGCTAGTGACATTAACTCAGCAGTAGAGTTAGGTGGCCCAAGTCTAGGTACTTCGAGTGTGATTAGAACCAATGCCCAAACAATAAGCGAGGACATCACCATTCCTAGTACATCTAATGGTATGAGTGCTGGGCCTATAACAATCGCTGATACCAAGACTGTTACAGTCAACGGAAACTGGAGTATTGTATGAGTACATTAGAAGTCAAAGCAATTGCAGCTCCAACTGGTCATAAACTTGCTATGCCAGCTGGTCATATATTACAAGTGGTTCAAGGCGATTATGCTACTCAAATAAACACATCATCAACTTCGTATATTGATTTAGGATTAGATGCTTCAATAACACCAAGTTCTACTTCAAGCAAAATATGGATTATGTACGATGTACTTTATCTTATTCCAACTGATAACAGAGGGTGTGGCACAAGATTAAATAGAGATTCAACAGCTATAACTTCTAGTGAGCAACACGAATTTTTTCATAATGGTGCTGGACAACTTCGTGCAAAGGCTACATATCATTATTTAGATAGTCCATCAAGCACTTCATCAATTAATTATAGCGTTCAAGTCAGAGTTTACAATGGTGAGATTAAATTTTGCAATGATAATCATCCAGTACGAATTACACTTATGGAGGTAGCGGGCTAATGGCATCAAAAATTAAAGTAGACCAAATACAAACCGCAGATGGCACAGGCACAATTGCCTTACAAAATCCAATATCGGGTTTGCCTAGATTTAAAGAATTTGATAGAGCTGTTTATGCAACACAAACTGAAACTACATCTACAAGTCAAACTGCTATTAATATTTCAGGCTCAACATACGTCACACTTACACCCGAACACGTAGATGACATTTTTGAATTTCAATTTCAGTTTGATAGCTACGCTTCTGCTGGTTATATAGGCTGGGGAGTTCAACGAGCAACAAATACTGGTTTTACGTCAGGTCTTACGACTGTTTATGCTAATGGAGTTCACTCTTCAGGTAGACGTGGAACAGGAAATGATGACACCTATGTTCCCGTAGAAGGTAGCGTTACAGCATTAGCAACTGGATTGTCTGTAGGCACACCTTATTATTTCAGATTGATTGGACAAACTCATAGCGTTGGAGGTACTTTTAGATGGGGTGTAAACGTAGGTAGTGGCACTAATCCAGCGGCTGGAATTGTATATTCAGCAAAAAGATGGAGTGAAGTATGATTTTTAATTTAATTTTAACAGGAGCAAAAAATGGCAAATGAGATGACAACAACTGATGCCCTACAATCCCTAAAGCCAAACGCTGAATGGGTATTGAGAGGTGACGAATTAGAGTGGTTAGACAGTAAACAAACTGAACCTACCGCAGACGAACTTAAAGCAGAGGTTACAAGACTGCAAGGTGTCTATGATGGTAACGCATACCAAAGAACAAGGGCAACAGCCTACGCAGAAATCAAGGAGCAGTTAGACCAACTGTACCACGATATGACTGCTGGTAAGTTAGATGCAACAGGTGAGTGGCACAAAGCAATTAAAGCTGTAAAAGACGCAAACCCTAAACCATAGGAGTAGTAAATGCCAACAGAGATTAGTGGCTCAACTGGAGTCAACAAAATACAGTCGAGTGCTATAGAGTATGGCGACTTGCCTACGGGTAGTGTTATTCAAGCTAAAAAAGTCAAATATAAAGCATCAGCAAATACGACTTCAACTTCTTATGTTGAAATAGATAATAGTTTTAGACCAACAATTACACCATCAATATCTAGTTCAACAATAATTGCAGATTTTGAATTAAATGTCTGTGGTGATGTTGACAATGATTCACAAAATTTTGTAGTAGCTAGTATAAAAATTGACAAAATACAGGGTGGCACAACTACAACAGTTCACGAAGAAGGTGGTTCACTTGATGCTGGAGGGCATACTAGACATAGAAATGTTGCTATTGGTTTTTCTTTTTCATCGGGTTCTACATCAGAAATAGAATTTAGGTGTTATGCAAAAATAACTAGCAGTCCATCAAGTAGAAGTCTTTTATTTGGACAAGCAAATCATCACCACGTCACATTAATGGAGGTAGCAGCGTGAGTACAATAAAATCAAGTGACGAACATCTAACACTAAACGCTGATGGTTCTTCTAAGGATATAAAGTTCCAAGCCAACGGAGTAGAGAAAGGTAGTTTAAGTAGTGCTGGTGTTATGACTGCGACTAGCTATGCTGGTAGTGGTGCTAACCTTACTGGTGTATTACCTTTAGCTGGTGGTACTATGACAGGCACATTAAATGTATCTGAAAGTGGAAACAATGCTGAAATAAAAGTAGGAACACAAACAGCACACGCACATCAAGGTTATTCGGGTGTTCAATTTGAAGATAGAGGATATATTGGTGGCTATCCTAATGATTCATTAGGTATCTTCTATAACACATACCATTCTAGTGGCTCTAAAGCAATTGAAACTGGTACTGCTTGTAATGTACAACTTCTTAACGGTGGCATAAGGTTTCAAACAGCAGCTTCTGTTAGTGCAGATGCAGCACAATCATTAACAGATAGATTAGAAATTACTACAGATGGCAGAGGCTTGTCACAGTTTACTGCGAAAGGTTGGGTTCAATTTGATGGTAGTGGAACTTTATCAGTTAAAGATTCACATAATGTGTCAAGCGTAACAGATAGCTCTAATGGTCATTATGAAATTAATTGGTCAAACAATATGGCTAATGATGACTATTCTGTATCTGCAACTTCAGGTCATATGGAATCTGGCGACCAAACTGATTCCTATTCAATTATATCGTTTAGGGGAAGTGGCATATATACAAGCAAAGTAGAAGTACAGTGTATAAGGGCAAGATTTGACATCCAAACAATGGGTGACCCTAAAATAGTTTGTCTAGTAGCATTTGGAGATTAAGATATGAGATTAATTTATGACAATAGTGGAATAGCACAAGTATTAACACCAACCCCTAAATTCTTAGCTACCTTAACAGGTACTGATGAAGAAAAGCTAATACACATAGCTAACAAAGATTTACCTACTGGCACTAAGTACGAAATCATAGCTGACTCAGTTGACTTATCTGACAGGTCTTTTAGAAATGCTTGGACATATACTGCTGGTTCTGATGAAAAGACTTCAGCAGATTTAAGTGCAGAGGACTTAGCTAAATACAATATGAAGGAGAATCTCTAATGCCAATTACTGTAGACATAACTAAAGCTAAAGTCATAACTAAAGACAGACTTAGAGCAGAAAGAAAACCTCTGTTAGAAGCACAAGACATTCTGTTTATGAAGGCACAAGAAGCTGGTACTTCAACTTCAGCTATTGTGACAGAGAAGCAAAGGCTCAGAGATATTACAAAGCAAGTAGATAGTATGACTACGACTGATGAATTAAAGGCAGCTAAAGTCGAAGCCTAATGTCTGACAGACTGCGTAACAATGTAATAGCTGGGTTTATAGTCCTAGCATTTTGGATAGTGTTTGTATTGCCAGTAATGGCTGCTGACCCTATCGTAACAAACAGCACAAGCAACAGCACAGTAACAACAAGTACAGATAGTAAGAGTACAATAAGGACAAACCCACCTAGTGCAATTAGTCCGAGCATTAACGCAAGTAATAGTGACTTATGTATGGTAGGTGTTAGTGGAGCAGTACAGACACAGATACTAGGTATCAGTACAGGACAGGCTTACTCAGATGAGAACTGTATGAGACTTAAGAATGCTAAAGTATTATATGATATGGGTATGAAGGTAGCAGCAGTTGCTTTAATGTGCCAAACGAGGTCGGTATATGACGCAATGAAATTTGCCGGGACTCCCTGCCCGATAAACTCGCCCACTACAGGTGAGGGGCTAATAGGACAAGAAGCTACAAAAGAATGGAGACTAAACCCTAAGAAGATTCCAGAGAAACAACAGTCTTCTAATATGAACAGAGGAGTATTTCTTGAAAAGTTGGTTAGTGGCATTCTTGGTGTTATCTTGCTCGCTATCCTCGTGGTCTGACCCTGAGATAATTGAGCATCAGATTGCAGATGATAGCTGGGTGGAAGTACCTCTTGACTTTACTTTTCCTTTTTATGGAAATAGTTATGTCACTAGCTTTATGTTTAGTAACGGTGTTGTGGGGTTTCTTGACCCTCTTGATGTACCCGGTACTGGCATTGTATATGATGGGTTGTGTTGTCACGGACAGGACCTAAGTTCATTTACAGGTGTAAGATTTAATTACACCATAATGCCTT